CGCGTCCTTCGGGAATCCCACCAACAACACAGAGTAGAGTCTTATGTCGCGCCATAGAGTAAAAATCGATTCATCAGAGGATGGTTATACTGAATTAAAGTATTATCCTGTAGGTAGTCCACCTTGGACTGGCTACGGTGTTACTCATAATTTCAAAAATGACTATCAGGCTATGGACGATGAACCACATAAAAATTATCGTAGTAGAATAAAGGCCGGTGAGTTAATCATCGGAAATTTATACGCTATTACGCATAGTGAGTCATGTGGAGGCGGATCCATCAATGCCAGTTTTTCTGGCGGTGGCTCTTGGCATCTTCAACCTAATTCGTTAGATAAGATGTCAGCGACACGATGGGCTTTCCAAACTTACGGAAAGCCTGACATACCTTCGCCATCTCTGCATCTTGATGCAGAAGATATTAAGCTGCAATGCTTAGCGAATGTTGACCCCGGACAATTTGACTTTACGGAAGACTTTTTATCGATGAGAGAAAATCTCGCGATGCTAAGAAATCCGTTAGAAGGATTCAAAGACGTGGTAGATTTCTACCGCGCTCGTAGATACTTCAAGTCAGGTGCGTCTGCTTGGGCATATTATAGATTTGCGGCTACTCCGTTCCTCAGGAGTATTCACGAACTATATGAGTCCTTTCACACTCAGAACAAACACGTTAAACCGTTTGTTCGTCTTAGAGCTCAAGCTAATGGTAAAGATGCTGCAACAGTTAGTGGAAACTATACTGTCGGTGACATTACTTATGCTGGGTCTAAGGAGTGGAGCATAGAGATTAAGGCTGGGCTGTTCTACAAGGTAACTAAACCTCGTTCAGGACTCGCCTATAAATATTCTCTACGGTATAAAGACTTGCCGGCAGGCTTTTGGGCAGTTGTTCCTTACTCTTTCATGATCGACCGCATTTTCAGCGTGTCGAATCTTTCGAAAGCAGTGATGAATATTACTGACCCAACTGTTATTGTCGAAGGTGGATATGTCACGACAAAAACC